TACACAAACGCGGACAGTATTATATTGTCCACTTTAAAGAATTATTTGCGCTAGACGGAAAACCATCTAGCATCATAGATAACGATATTGAAAGGCGAAACGCAATAGCTAAACTCCTAGAAGAATGGGGTCTAGTTAAGATTGTTAATCCTGACATTATGGTAGACAAGATTGCTCCGATTCATCAAATTAAGATTATATCTTACAAAGAAAAAGATGAATGGGAACTAGTCAGCAAGTATAACATCGGAAAGAAATCTCAAGAATGATTGAGGCTTTTGCAAAGTTGTATAAATAATTGTTCCCACCTTAGGGCTGTTTGATGCTACGGTATAAGGCGTCCGTGTAATTACACCTCCGACACGATAGTTCGGACCAGTATAAGGTAAGCTGGAAGTTATGCCTTCGGGGTAACATTTTTTTAACTTGCTTTTAAAGGAGAACTTTATGACAACATTAAGATTCACACATCTATACCCTTCCGTTGTTGGCTTTGACCGACTACTTGACACATTTGATACCATGCTAACGGAAAAACCTACCACTTTCCCTCCACACAACATTGTTAAAGTTGATGATAATAATTATCTCGTTGAACTTGCTGTTGCTGGATTCGCCGAAAGTGAAATCACTATTGAGGTGTTGAAAAATACTTTGACTATCAAAGGCGAAAAAAGCCTTGATGACACCAGAAACTATTTACATCGTGGTATTGGCACACGTTCGTTTAAGAAAACTGTAACGTTGGCCGAGACTGTGCAAGTTGATGGTGCAAGTTTGGATAATGGTGTTCTTACAGTAAAACTTATCAATATTGTACCAGTTGAAAAACAACCGGTTAAAATTGCTATCAATACAGTAAGTAAACCACAATTACTCCAAGAAAAAGTTTAATTATTACCTGAAAAATCTGCCTTCTTGTGTTATAATAAGCACTTGAAGGCAGAAAGTAAACTATGAAAATTGCTCTAGCATCCGACGTACACCTTGAATTTGGTGAAATATCTTTTGAGAATATCGAGAACGCTGATGTTCTTATTCTCTCTGGAGATATTTGTGTGGCCGCAGACTTGATGGTAAAAGATGATATTGGATTCTTTGATAAAAATGTTCGCTCTGAAAAATATCATAAATTCTTTCAAGAATGTGGTGAAAGATTTCCGCATGTCATTTATGTTATGGGAAACCATGAACACTATAACGGTGATTATGGGAACACTATTACAACTTTGCGTGATAGGCTTTCTTATGTACGCAATCTACATATCTTAGATAAAGATACTTTTGTTGTTGATGATGTAACATTCATTGGTGGTACTTTGTGGACAGATATGAACAAAGAAGATCCAATTACTCTGATGCAAATGTCAGGTATGATGAATGACTTCCGTTGTGTTCAAAATAGTAATCGGGTGACAATCTTTAAAGATGAAGATGGTAAATTCCATCAACGTAAAAGTCGTTTCACACCAGAAGATGCTGTGGAAGATCACAAGCAAATGATGGATTATATTCGCATTATGATTGAAGGCAAGTTTGACCAAAAGTTTGTTGTCGTTGGGCATCATTCTCCAAGCAAACAGTCAACACATCCTCGGTATAAAGAAGAAGTGATTATGAATGGTGGTTATAGTTCCGATTTGAATGATTTCATTATGGATCATCCGCAAATTAAACTATGGACTCATGGGCATACACATGAAGACTTTGATTACATGATTGGTAGCACAAGAATTGTTTGTAATCCACGTGGTTACATTAAGTATGAAGACCGTGCTGATAGATTTAAACTTAAATTTTTGGAGATTTGATATGAAACCAGGTGCTAATTTTAAAATTAATCGTAGCGTTAAACGCCGTATGGCTACTATCGTTAATCCATTTGAAAGGCATTCATATAAAAATGCAATGATTCAAGCGCAACTTATTGGCAATAAGCCTGTTGTACATGAGAAGAAACAAAAAACTAAAAACGGAGAATAATTAATGTCAGTAACATTAAAAAATCTTGAGAGTGCATTGGCTGGCGAATCAATGGCTCACATCAAGTATAGATATTTTGCTAAGATTGCTCGGGAAGAAGGCTTTGAAGATGTTGCAAAACACTTTGAACATACTGCTGACCAAGAAATCAAACATGCATGGGGTCATCTAGAATTGTTAATTGGCAAGCCTTCTACAAAAGAATGCTTGGAGAAAGCAATTGAAGGTGAGACTTATGAGTATACAGAAATGTATCCACAGTTTCAAGCAATTGCAATTTCAGAAGGAGATTTACATGCAGAAAAAGAAATGCGTGGTCAAATTGAAGAATCTTTTGAACATGCAGAAGCCTTCAAAGCTGTGTTAGAAAAAGCAGAAAAGCGTTTCAATGCTTTGAAGAAAGTTGAAGAACGCCATGCAAATGCTTATAAACAAGTATTGGAGGCACTATGAAACCAGATTACGTATGCGTAGTATGTGGTCATGTCCACGATGAAGAAACCGAAGGTAAGTGGGAAGATTTGCCAGAAGACTTTCTATGCCCAGAGTGTGGTGTAGGTAAAGAAGATTACGAGGCCCTGTGAAAGAAAAATTTCGTGATGCATATATGAAGGTGGCAGAGACTTTTGCAGAATTGTCTTCCGCTAAACGCCTTCATGTTGGTGCCATTGTAGTCAAAGAAGATAGAATCATATCTATTGGTTACAATGGTATGCCCGCAGGATGGGACAACAATTGTGAAGATAAAGAATATATGGACCAAACCGCAGGTGGTTGGTTGTCACCTGAAGAAATTAAAGAACATTGGCCATGGAGTGAACAACAGTTACCAAAAACTGAAGACCTTCCGTGGCTTCGTTATAGATTAAAAACCAAACCTGAGGTACTTCATGCTGAAACAAATGCGATTGCCAAGTTGGCTAAATCTACCGAATCTGGTATGGGTGCTACTATGTTTATTACCCATGCTCCATGTTTGGACTGTGCCAAACTTATCTACCAAAGTGGTATTAACAGTGTTCTATATCGGAACTCTTATCGTAGCGATGATGGTATCAAGTTTTTGGAAAAAGCGTCCGTAGAGGTTGAAAAAATATGAGTAAAGTTTACACATCAAAAGTTATTGAAATCTGTGAAAACGGCGATGCAATAATTGAATTGCCTAAAGAACTTATGGAAGATATGGGTTGGAAAACAAACGACCTGTTAGACATTGACTATGTTAATGGCGAACTTATCATTAAAAAGATTGAAGAAACACGTATGAAAAGATACTGGAGAATCTTCAAATCTTTTTTTCAGAAAACTAAATAAAACAACCGCGGGATAGTAAAACGGTATTACAGAGGACTCATAATCCTCAGTTCTTGGTTCGATTCCAGGTCCCGCAACCAATAGGATATATTATGACTGATATGAATAAAGACGTTAATATTTTTATTGACGCTTGTGACCAAGTTCCTTCTATAGAGAGCATTAGTCTTTACCGTAATCTTATCAATGAAGAATACTGGGAATTCCAAGACGCACTTAAAGCCAAAGATGATGTGGAACAACTAGATGCATGTATGGACATGATTTGGGTTATTTTAGGTTACTGCCGCATGAAAGGCTTTGAAGTACCTGGTGCTTGGGCTGAGGTAGCACGTAGCAATCTATGCAAGATTGATTCTGTGACTGGTAAAGTTATTAAGAATGAATCAGGTAAAGTTATGAAACCTGAAGGATGGACTGCTCCAGTGCTTGCACCTTTTGTTAAACTGTGATATAATATCGTTATGGATGAAGATACAAGAGAAATTCTATTAATTCTGCAAGAAGAATGTGCGGAAGTTATTCAAGCAATAAGCAAATGTTTTCGTTTCGGTCCTGACCAATTAAAACCTGGTAAAGACAAAACGAACATTCAAATGTTGCAGGAAGAATTGGGTGACCTTCTGGCTATGATTGATTTGCTTGTGAAGAAAGATGTTGGTGTCAATTGGAAAGAATTGATGTTAGCAAAGCAAAACAAATTTTTAAAACTTAAACAATGGAGTAATATTGAAATTGAGTAATATCAATACATCAAAACTCGCCTATCATATGGCAGTTGAAAACAAACTCCAGGCATACAAGTATGACCTGGTTCTGCGTGAGTTTGACAATATGGTTGAACTTATTGGTCTAGTTAATGACCCAACCCAAGACATGGCCGACTTCCGCGGTCGTGAAATGTTGTTCCCCAAGAAGTGGGTAACATTGAAAACCTTTTTTGCCGAAGAAAGGATTAAAGTATGAGTTTAAAACTTATTACTTTTAAAACAAACCAAACCATACTTGGTGATGTTGAGTATAGCGGTGGAGTATACACTGTAAAGAAACCTGTACAGGTTATTGTACAGCCAACTAAAGATGGTCCAATGATGGGCTTCTCTCCATTCTTAGATTACTGCTTAGAGTTTTCTACTGGAATTGAATTCGTATCTTCGGATATTCTAACTGTAACTACACCAGCGATTGAATTGTCAAATCAATACAATCAAGTCTTTGGTTCTGGTATTCAAATCGCATCATCTATCCCTAAATTTTAATGAGTAATTTTTACACTAATGTAATTTGTGTTGGCAACAACATTCTTTACAGAGGCGTAGAGAACGGTAGGCGTGTAAAACTCCGCGTGGGTTACACGCCTACAATGTTTTTGCCTTCCAAAAAAGAAACAAAATGGAAAACACTTCATGGTGAATACCTTGATGAAGTTCCCATGGGTTCAATTCGTGATTGTAGGGACTTCATTAAGCGATATGAAGATGTTGAGAACTTTAAGATTTATGGTAACACAAGATATGAATATGCCTATATTGCTGATGAATTCAAAGGCGCAATTGATTGGGACCAAGCCAAAATTAATATTGCAGTCATTGATATTGAAGTCGGTTCAGAAAATGGCTTTCCTGACCCATACAAAGCAAATGAGCCAATCACAGCGATTGCGGTAAAGACGCTTGATGGTGATATGAAGGTTTATGGTTGTGGTAGTTTTAATAACAGCCGTGATGATGTTACTTACATAAAGTGCAGAGATGAATATGACCTCTGCAAGAGATTCCTAGAAGATTGGAAATACGATACACCAGATATCATTACTGGTTGGAACACTCGCTTCTTTGATATTCCATATTTGGTTAATCGCTTTGTTAAGATTCTTGGTGAAGATGAAATG